TTGGTTAACCAATGCGCCCGTATTACCTCCATAAATAACTGCGTTAGCTAATGCGTTTGTTGAAAATCGCAAAGTTGTTGAACCTGTAACAACTGCTAATAAATCTATTTGGCTTGAAGTAACTGAGGCTCCAAGCGGTGAACTTGGATTAAGTATAGCAGTACCCGACGTTGTTGTTCCAAACTTAACACGCACTAATTTTGTAGCCGTAGTGGTATATGTATTAAAAGCACATATACGAACCACATCGCCCACGTTTAAAGTGTTTGCAGGAATGGTCAACGTCTGCATGATATTCTCGTTTGTATTATTTCCCGAAGTTACCGCTGAACCTGCAATAGCAACCGCAGGAATGACTTTCGGAAGTCGAGCGGTGGCAAATGTACCCGAAGTAATTTGCGACGCTGAAAACGTCTTATTTGCATCGCTCGTATTGTCCACGTTTCCAAGTCCAACCATTGATTTGGTTACTTGCTTGTTCTTCCATAGGTCGGTTGAACTTTCGTAAAGCAAAGCATCGTTATTGGCTAATGTAGCAGCGTTGATGTATACATTGTGAAGTTCGTCTAACTCCCAACCGTTCATGATCTTAACGTAAATCTTTCCGTTGTTAGCGTGCGCATATTCCACGTAACCGATTACCACGATGTGCCCCGTAGAACCGTTTGGCTTTACGTTAGTCATACGCCCTGCCGTAGTCGGACTTAAATACAATACGTCACCATCCGCCCATGTTTCACCTTGCAAACTTCCAGTAGTGTTGATACCTTCGATTTGGCCAACGGTCATGATAAAACCTTCTTGGTTGGTTGCAATCGTTTCAATTACAACTCCAAGCGTATCGGCTGAATTAAGGTCGTTATTGCCTTGCGCTAAATCAACGGCCAATCTTTGACCTTGCGCTCCCGTAACCTTTACAACTTGGTAATTAGCTTTCGTTAGTGTGGTGTTTGGTGTTACTTTGTTAACGACACGTGCGACTAAATCAACGCCATTCTTTAAAGTTACCGAGCCACCTTTCAAAAGTGTTTGTGAACTTCCAATGCTATCGTTCCATTCAGTCATTCCAACTGAAAGCGCACCCGTAGGGCTTACGTTCAAGGCTAACTGATCAGCGGTTAAATTGTACGTGCCAAGGTTGACGTTTTGCGTTGCACCCGTGTAAGGTACTTTCGCATCCAAGGCGTTCTGCAAATCGGTTTGACTGCTTAATGTTCCCGTAATCGAACCCCATGCAGCACCACCGGCACCCGTTGACTTTGCTTCAAGGTCGCTATCGGTCACACCGTCTTTGAACCAATACTCTTCCGCTCCGCTTCCGCTATCAACAATAACGGTCAATCCTACATAACGTCTATCTTCTGCAATGGAACTCAAAGCCGAAGCCGTGGAAACAAACACACCCAATCGGTCGTCAACTGGTGCAGGTTTGTTGATTTCTAAATTATCGCTTAATCTAATCATTGTATTGTCATTTGTACGGTTGTTTCCGTTTGCCACCTTGTAACGTAAATATCGTACCCATCCTGAGTATCGTAAACCTCGAATAAATCCACAAATGAACCTTGATCAAAGGCGCTTCGATACCAATGCGAAAACGAATAAGTTGAAGGAACGGCAAACCAAAGGAATAAGTTACTAACCGCACTCCCATCGAAGGTAATGTTAATCGGTTTATCAATCGCAACGGCTAACGTATTGCCGTCGTAAAGGTCGATTTGATTGGTAGCTTCAACGCCACCATAATAACACGTGTCAGGATCCATTTCAGTTGGAATGGTACACACGCTCAAAGCAAGTGGTACGTTGAAAGATAGCACAGCTCTGCATCCTGCAACTCTATCACCAAACCTATCTACGAAGTAATCCACGTTAGCATCAACGGAAATATCGAAGTCATTGCCAAAAGTCCGTTGGTATTTAATCATGAAATCCCCAGCGAGTTGTGTCATGTCCGACATTACCTCGTCGGGTTGCAAGGTTTGAAAGTTCAATGCATTTGAACCCGTCGGGCGGTCTGCTACCTTTTGGCTTTCCTCAATTTTATCCATGAACACCAATCCAACCGTGAACGTAGCTGAATTACTACCGAACCTCGCACCGTCCAACGTAGCGAAAACCAAAGGGTAATACACCCGATCGATTTCAGGAGTAACAAAGTTGGTTATTTGTGCGCTATCAGGGTCAAGAATGTTACCCGTACCGAACGAATTAACGAGCGGATGGCTCTCGCTGAACTCCTTTAAGCTTCTTTTTATCGTGTTCCAACTTTGCATTTTGTTCTTTTGATAGGTAAACCCGTAACTTTTCTACGTTCTTTTTGTGGTAACTCATAAGTTTCAATAACAGTCACAATCTCGGTTATAGTTTGCTTGGTAACGCTTAGCGTAATCACCACAACAACCGTAATTATCTAATACCAAACCTGCCGTGTAATTGCGTCGGTTCGGTAATATAGTATCGATTTGTCCACTTGGGGATTGATATGCTGGAAAGTCGGTAATATTAGTCAAAATATAACGTGTAATTCTTTCAGCGTACCACTCCGCTTTTGATTTGTAGTAATCAATCAATCTTTGAAGTTCACTCATGGAGGCCTGTGTACTGTTTTGGTCCGTACCACGTTCCACGTTTTTATTGCGTAACTGAAAACCGAAGGCCATCGGGAACTCCATTTGTACAAACATTTGTAAACATGGCTGAATGTAGTCAATAAGCAAGTCCTCATTCTCTTGACTTAAATCGTTGGCAATAATTTGATTAGCAATTTCACGGTAAAGGTCGCTACCTAATATTGGTTGAATGTGCATCTCTTGGCACATAATCAACGTAGGGCGCAACTTTACCATGCTTACGTTCTCGTTAATCAATGAAGCATCTTTCAACTGCTTCTCGGTTATGAATAAAGCTTTTTGGCTCATGCTTTCGGTTTTACTAATGTTTGCATCCAAGTATGACGGCAAGTAGGGTAATGTTGGTTAGTGCCGGGCTTTGTGTACCAACCGCCTTTTCGCTCCCAAACCGAGTAACCCATGATGTCTGAAATTTGGTTAATGTCTTGACGGGTGTAATACCTTCCAAGGTCAATCATTTTAGAGCAAAATTCACGGCTTCCAGCAATCAACTTTTGAGGGCCAAACTCGGGTAGTACGTCGTATTTATACATCACTTGCACCAATGGTTCACCTTCGGGGTTACGTGGCTTAATAAAGTCCTTTGCGGACTCTCCAAGCTCTTTTAACGCTCCACGTATATTGATAGCCTTCGCTTCAATAAGTGCGCTTATACGGTCTGAAATTAGCTGAATATCCTTGCCTAACTTTTCGGCTAATTTATCCGAGGTAATTGCAGGGTCTTTCTCGATCATTTTCAAAATGTCCGCATCAAGTTCAGCGTACTCACTGGCAAATTCTTGTTCTAACAACTCGAACCCGTAACGCATCGGACGGCGTGTTACTTCAACGAACTCGGAAGCATCACGGCCAAACTTTTGAAACAACGCTAACTCTTCTTTCTCTTTGCGGAAATCGTGGTGAGTGAATGATTGCGGTTGTTCAGTAACGGTTACTTCGGCCAAAGGTGGCAAACCTGCTTTTTCTCGCAGTTCGTCTTTGGTCATAATTTGAAGCAATGACTGCTCGGTTAATCTTTCAGTAATTGGTTCAGTTGGTTCGATTTCCAACACACCCAAACCATTAAAAGAAAAAATGTAGTTAAATACCTTTTCCAACTTTTGCACTCGGTCGTTAACATAAACCGCCTTGAAAAGTTCGTAGGCTTCAACCAACTCTGAACGTCCACCAAGTTGACCGTCAACCCGTACACCAAACAACATCGGGGAGGTTACGCGGTGAGCAACAAAGATTTCCTGTTGGATGGTTTCGTTGAGAATGTTAAACTGCTTATCGAGGTCGTTAGCGTTTAACGGTTCAATCTTTAAACCAGTATCGGCACTATCGTTGAAGTTCACCACGATACGCTCCCCGTCATCGCCTTTTAACTGCTTCTGTAATTGACGTTTAATTTCCCTTTGCTCTTCATCGGAAGGTACTCCATTGTTGAAGTTGAAAAGGAAACCACCAAGGAAACCATTGCGTAAGTTATTAACGTGGTAGTTTGCAATGCGTGCATCGGTTTCAATGTAAGCAAGCGCACCAAGGTATTCGGGAATGGGGTAATAACGCACGCTTGGAGCGTAACTACAATAGTAAAATAGTTGCTTACCTAAACGCTTTTCGGGGTCGAACGGCATATACTCGGTAAGTCCTTCGGGTTCTCCAAACTCCTTCCACTCATCTGCGTAATAGAACTTGCTTCCATCCACGTTGCGACGTAGGTTACCGAAGTTTTTATGTGCAATTTGGCTAACCTTACCATTCATATTCCACACAATTTCCAAGGCAAACCCGTTGAAAATTTCGAAGTCAAGTGCGGTCTTGTAAAGAATATCGTTCAAGTCATCGTAAGGGTTCGGGTTCTCCATCAATCGGTTCAACTCACCAAGCATTTCGCTCGGTACTTTATCCGCTTCATACGTCCAACCCTTACCCGTAATGTAGTTTACCTTACCGTTCACAATAGCGTTATGCTTTGCGCTACGTTGGTACATTTCTAACAAATAATCGGGGTAACGGTTATGCTCGCCGTACATTACATAATCCTTTCCGTTCACTACCTTGTACTCGGGTAGCTTGGTTTCAAAGTCCTGCCTTACAATAGGCGAACTTTTCGGGATTCCGTACACATTTTTTACTCTTCTTGAACTCATAAGTTAGGCTCGATATATGTGGTATCGTTTTCAAATACGATGTCGGTGCTTTCATTTGCCAACACTTCGTACAATCCAACTTCCAACACGTTTAAAATTTCTTCGCTTTCAGGGTTGACCGCTCCTTCATTACCCTCGTAAAGTGTATATAAACACTGACCAACGGGTAGATTCCCAACATTGCAATCCCAAGCATCAAAACGGCTAGTAAATGGACTAAGGTTTTGAGATTTTGGAAAGTCGAAAAAATAATCTTCATTCGTTGCTACGTGGTGAATGTTCAAATATACCCAATCACCGCTTACCATGTTCTCGGTAGCGGTAAAGAATAGGCGGTTAACTGCGTTCGTTGTGATCAACTGCATATTTATATAATGGGAAAAACTCAAAATGTAACGAATAAAAAAAGGGAGCGTAAACGCCCCCCCTTCAAAATATGGAAAGTGTGTAGGGTTAAGGAGTGGTAATGGTATCAGAAGTGGTCAAGATCGGGTCTTTCTCCATTGATGTAATGGTCAAAGTCATTCCGTTCAAATCACCCATAGCAGTTCCAGTCGCACTTGTTCCAGTAGTCAAGTACGCTCCGTTTTCGTAACCAAGTACCCACTGAACACCGTTACGGTCAACGGCTACAACGGCCAACTTAGCTTGGGCCAACAACTTCAACTCATTGCGAAGGCCAGCGGTTAGCTTAGGCAATACGATTGAAAGTTCTGTTTGGTAAAAGGTAGTTCCATTTTCAATACTCGAAGTTACTGTTTCAGTAAATTGAGCGGTGTTCATTGGTAACTCGTAAAGGTACATATCGCCTGTAACGGTAGAAATTACACCTGAAACGGGAGCGGAATACGTGATGTCCTCGAAGTTAGCCAAATAAACTTTTTTTAATCCACCAACGCTATCTTTACAAGCGAGTGAATATCCTGCGGTTAATGCGCAACTCATATCTTTATTTTTTTATTTATGTTCAAAAAAAAGGGTGGGCGATTTCACCCACCCCCTTGGTTAATAGTTCAATCGTTCGATTAGGATGCAGCCATCATGAAACGAGCGCACTGATCAGGGAAAGCGATTTCAACGCCTGCCTTGAACTCAGCAACAAAACGAACTTCGTCAGCTTCTTTTGCGTAGAAGATTTCGAAACGCTCTTCTTCGTTCAACAAGTCAGTTCCGAATACCATGTGAGAAGCACGACCTGCGTACAAATCGTAAGTTCCGTTCAACCCGTTTACTCCGTACAACTTGATGTTTGAACCTGGCAAAGTCAATTCGAAGTTTTCAACGCCGTTCAAGTAAGAAATGTTGAAGTAGTTTTCAGCTACCAAACCTTGCTTAATTGCAGTAAATACGTCAACTCCGCAGAAAATTGCAACGTCATCGTAACCTTTGATGTCAGCAGGAAGGTAAGTTTCAAACGTGTTCAACAACTTGATAGCGTTTGCAGGTGTTGATTGCAAAGTAGCAAATGAAAGGTCAGTAGCCCAACCGTAAGCAGAAGCGTTCAAGTCAGTCACGGAAGCAGTAGCAAAGATTGAAGCGAAACCAGTGATTGAACCTGCTGAACCTGTACCTTGCCAAACCGCAGTTTCCAAAGCCTTCTGAATAGAAGCAACCTTCTGCTCAGCATAAACTTGCTCGAAAGGAATGGTTGTAGGCATTGAACCCGCAGTCAATTGGGTTTGCATCCAGTACTGCTCCAAAGATTTAGGGCAAATAGCTTCGTGTACCTTTACGTGAACAGCAGTCAAATTGCGCTGTGTGAAATCGGTAGTGTTTCCTGAACCATTGAATCCACAAGTATTGCCATAAGTGAAGGCAGTTGTAGTGTCCAACAAGTTCAAAGCAGAAACATACTTCACACCAACTTGCTTGTTGATCAAAGAAATGGTGCGTGCGTTGAATAACGACTTGGTGATTAGGGGTAGGGTTTGTTGATTAGTATAAGTACTTAACCCAGCTAAATTGTAACTCATTTTTGTTTATTTTAATGCGTTTAAAAGTTTTGAAAATTTATCGGTTTGCTTTTCCTTTGGATTCAAGTAGGTAAATGCAACGGGCTTTGAAACCTCGGCAGTTGGACGGCTTGCAACCTCTTCAACAACAGCACTCATGGCTTCGGTAGCTTTACCCATTCCATCCATGCGAGTCATCATATCAGCAATCATACCCTCCAACTTCGTGATACGCTCACTCATTGATTCCATTTCTTTGGCATGGTCGGGCATCATTTCAGCCTCGGCCATTTCCTCTTTCTTTTCGCCTGCTTCGATTTCAACTTCGATTTTAGGCTCTTCTTCGATAGGCATGATTTCAACAATCTTACCGCCTTCGGTTTTGATTTTAGCAACACCTACCAATTCATGCTCACCATCGGGAGCAGGAACGGCATTACCATCTCCGTCGATTACCATTACCTCCGCACCTACAACGATTTCACCGTTGATAGATACTTGACCACCACTTGCAAGGTCGTACATGGCGAACTCTTGGGCGGTTGGGGTAACTTCTGCCGACATTAGATAGCTTTTAATTTTTAGCAATTCAGCTTTAATATCCATGTGAAAAAAGTTTATTACTTATTGAATGGGAACGTAAAAAAAAGTGACAAAAAAATTATAGCATTGAAAGAATTTCGTCAATCAAAATCACTTCCAAGGGTAGTTGTTTGGATGCTTGGAAAGGTGCGTGAATGAAGTCACCCTCAACGCTGAACCCTTTGAACGTGCCATCCTTAACTTGATTCCATACGTCTTCGTTGTTCACTTTGTACGTTCCAAACCAAGTACCTTCGGGGCAATCTTCGAATCCTTTGGGTGTAACGATACCACGATCAGCATCGGTGATAAACGATTCAATCATGAACACGTCCTTAATCGGTGTTTTGTGTTCGGTGTTGACGTTTGAAATGTATTGGTTTTGCATGAACTTCTCCGCTATCTTTTTAATTGTTTCAGCGGTGTAGGTTACGTAATACTCCCCAAACTTTTCGTCACGTCTGAAAATCATGGAATCGGGTATCATTAACGGCCCTGTGACCAACCGTTTCTCTTCGTTCGATGTGAACTTCATGCGGTTGTTGAATGCGTGGAAATTACGCTCGATTGCGGGAGCGTTAACCAGTGCAACGAAGTCAACTCCCGTGCCTTCGTCATCGTTTACTACAAGCGAGTAAACGGGTAAATCATTGTAAGTATTCATATTATTTTCCTAATGTTGCGGTTCTTTGTAATCTTTGTGAGCGTTTTTGTTTGTCTGAAATGTCGGTTTCAAGTACATAGGTTCTAACTGAACCTTGTTGAAGGTTACCCTGTGCGTCTAATTGCAGTTGAGTGCTTCCGATCGTTGGTGTGGTTGTAGCCATTGCAGAGGGGGATGGAACTGAACCAACACCACCGCCACCACCTTCGGAACCTGAACCGCCTTGAAATTGGGTTTTTGAAATTTTAGCAACTTGTGCAAGTCCAGTGGTCAAGGCAATACCCGCTTCAACAAATTGCGCACCCGTTGCAAGCTTAACAGGATTACCCCCTGCGGTCAACGCTCCGTTAACGGCCAAGAAAGTACTGATTAAAGCTTGTGCAATGCTGAACTTTTTATTTCTTTCAAATGCTTTCCTTTGGCTTGCTTCATCTTTTTTAGCAAAGGCGTTATTTAATTCAGTCAACGCATTTAAGCTATCAATAGTCAACTTACCCCATTTGTTAATATTTGCTTGCCTTGTTTTAAATAAATCTATTTCAATTTGTTTTCTTGCTTCAGCACTTCTAATTTCAGCTTGAGTAACATTATTTAATTCAGTTACATAACCTTTTAAACCTTCAATCGATTGTTTTCTTGCTTCATCACTTTGCTCTTGTAATGTACTTGTTTTTTCTAAACTTCTAAAAGTAAGCTCATCTAATTCTTCGGTAGCTTTTTGCCTTTCTTTTAAAATTTTATCTGCTTCTTGTTGTGCTTTTTTATTTGCGTCTTCAGTTTTTTTCCTATCCTCTTCATTTAATTTTTGGATTTCTAACTTAAATCCTGCTTGTTCGTTGGTTATTTTGTCAAGTGATTTTTGCAGTTCCTCTTCAGTTTTCTTACCTTCCTTGGCAACTTCTTCGGGGTCGAAAATAAGGCTTGATATAGATTCATTTACTTTGTTAAAAGTATCACCAAGATTCAACTTGAAATCAATTCCAGCTCCAAAAAAATTAGCTGCTTCAATCAATTTATTAACTAAAGCATCAATTCCTTGTGCAAGCAATTTAGATGGATATGTGATTACATTTAAAATCCCTTTGACAATTTCTTGATTACGTTTCGCAGCTTCAACCGCTTGTTTGGTGGCCATTTGTTGGCCTTTGATTTGGTTCTTTATGCCAATTATAATCGCATCGGTTTCTTTAATCTTAATGTTCAAGATTTCACGTTGCGACTTTCCTTGTAATTTGAGAACATTCTCGGTGTCCTTCGTTAAATTGTATTTCTTTTCTGCTTCCTCGGTATCTTTCTTGGCCGTTTCAATGTACTTTTCAGTTTCTTGCGACACGCCACCAATCGCTTCTTTAAGGTCATCCCAATAAGCTACAAGCGTACCAATCAAAACAATGATAGCACCGATACCCGTGGCAATTAAGGCTCTTGAAAATCCCTTTGTGGCCGTTGTTGCTACGTTTGTCGCTACTGCATTTTCTTTTTGAGCAGCACCCAAAAACATTAACGAAAACGCACTTTCTTTTTGGAGTATGTTTGTAATAGCCGTTACCCCTTGGAGCAAAGCCATTGCGCCTTGCGTCTTTTGTATTGCTTCTTCAACCGCTTTATTTTCTGAACCAAACAAAGCCATCGCACCTTGCGCAGCTGCGAAACCGCCTGCAATCCCTTGAGCCGCTTGACTAAACGCATCAAGCTTGAACGTATCGGAAGACAAAGCCCCGATGGCCGCTTTGGTATCACCGATCTGATCTTTAACTTCCCCAGCTCGACGTTGCAGTTTTCTAAATGCTTCTGAACCGTCTTCCCCCGCTTCAGCCATTTTATTCAACTGTTGCTCTATCGAGCGAAGTTCCTGCTTTAAGTTCTTGAATTGCCCCGTGGCTTGGTCGGTTTCACTCTTAACTCGTAATACTATATCCTTTTCTACGTCTGCCATTACTCTGTGATTAATTGTGGTTTAGGTTCGTCTGAAATAAATGCACCCGTTCCGCTTGTTAATTCAAACACGGTAGGGGTAAATGGTGCTAAATCCAACACCTTTAAAAGTTCGATTGAAGTACTTTCGTCGCTGTTTGCATCGTAATCGTTTACCGATAGCAAGTAAAACAAAGTGCCGTTAATATAAATCGGTTTGCGGAAGTCCAGGTTCAACACATCAACGGGCGTAAGTTGTACGAATAACTTGACTTTCTTTGCATCTTTGTCGGTGTATAGCTTTACGTAATCCAACCAAAAGCGGTTGAATAGGTTGTTATTGGTGTACCTATAAATCGCTCCGCTTGTTTCGTCGGATTGATAGTACAACTCCCGTGGAATACCAAAGCATAAATCGGTAGTTGGATTGTACGGATTATCCAAAGTTCCTGCGTAGGGGTAACTGGTGTATTCGTTACCCTCGAAAACAAATTCCGTATCACTTGGAAATTCGATAAACTCATGGTAAAGGATGCGAAGGTTAGGAGTAACAGGCTTCACGTCCAACGTAACATCGCCACCGCTTGCAGTTCCTTTGCTATCAATATCGTAATACCGTGCGTAAATACGTGGACTTGGTGAAAATCCAACCATTACGCTATTGCCAAATCCAACGTCCTCGGATTGCTCACCATTGCTGAACTCATTTGAACTAATGTAAGTTCGTGAACCGTAACTCGATTGATACGCACTTTGGTAACGCTTCTCGAAGTAACCGCCTGCATCCTTATAATTGAACTTGTACGTCTTCGGGTTCATGTACCCACATGGAACTACCTCGTAACCTTTTTCAACGTCCCATAATCCCGTCCAATCAAGGTAGGTAGAAGTATCGTAAAAGTCGGAGAACGGTTCAATGTAAAGTTTCTTTGGGTCGTACTTATCCGGCATGATAAACAAGTTGAACATTCGAACCAAGTACATTAAAAAATCGGATTGCTTCACCTTGGGTACGATTGTTTCGTTCATAGTCCAAATGAATCCAGGTTGCATCAATGGTGTTCCACTGACTTGATTTAACCAATACGTTCCATCTGTATAAATACGCAAAAATGCAGGTGGTGAAATTGGAGTGGGTGCATCAATTGTAAATTCAATCCATGTTTCTACATAATCAAACGTTGTTAGTGGCAATGTAATTACTCCGCTTAATTGTTTAGCAGGTCTTCCTAAACCAGCTGGCCATGTATAGGTTATAACCTGAGTGTCAACCGTTCCATTTTTACGCACGTACACACGTACCGTTTGATCAAATCCAAGTGAAAAATTAGGCTGAACATTTACACGCACTTGTATATTAAAATCTGCGTTTAATGGTGGGGTATATCTTTTATTTGTACTATCATAACCTCCACCATCAAAGAATGGCAAAGGGCTATCGGTAGCCATGTTCACCTTTTGTATTGTATCTTCTGCAATATCTTGAATCCCACCTGATAAGCCAATGTAGAATAACGCACTTCCCATTTTTTCTTCGGTTAAATAAGGAAGTCCACTAACGCCATACGGCACAATCAACTGTTTAAACCATTGCGAGGTAAGGAAGTCACTTTCATAAGTAAATCCCACACCGCCTATAATCTTGTCAACGTACTTCTTAACCGAAATCGCAGGGTAAAAATCTTCCGTGGTAAACACATCCGCATACGGACTTGGGGCTTGTGTACGTGTGAAACTCGCTTGTCCGTAATCAATCGCAGGGTAATAGTAATCGTTGCCCGTACTACCTACCGAATTGGTCCATGAATCCACAATATTACTCTCATCCCATTCGTGGTTCAACTCGCTGAAATCTAAATCAGTCAACTCGCTATCGCCTAATTGCTTAAACAAGTTCACGTTCTCACCGTACAAACCAAGTTCATACGTCTTAAATTGGCCGTCACTCTTAACCGCCAATAATTGCGCAATACCATTAAACACTTCAACACCGTTCTGCAACACGTAAGCATTCACCCGAACGCTAGGGTCAAACCCAATTACCCACTGATCGAATCGGTAAATCGAACCAAAGACATTATCGTTATGCGGTGTTCCTGGAACTTCAATGGTTCTGCTAACCGTTCCTTTGCGCTCTACGGGGTTTTCTATATCCGTAATGGAATAGGTTAAGCGAATATCAATATCATCGCTTAAATCCAATCTTTGCCCGTCAATGTAAAGTTCTGTTATCATAACGGCATCGCTTCATCAAAGGTGAATTTGTAAGTCATGGTAAGCGTGTGAAGTTGGTCGAAGTCACGCTTCCAAACATTGTAGCTTGTATCGGTTACCAAAATAGGGACTAAGTATTCAACAACACCTTCATCGGTCTGAAATGCCTTACGTAACCAAAGACGTGGGGAGCGCAGCATTTCAGCTAACCATTCAAATTCTGCATCGGTTAACCAATCACTTGAAACCGTGAACTCTTTGGAATAATCTACTTGGGCGTTGTACTTGGAAAAGTTAGTGTAACCTCCGTAAATCCCCGTGTAATTTACAAAGCTATCTGCTAAATACGGACGGCTCGCTTCAACTCTTTGAATGCTTTGCCTTTCTCGGTTAGGCTTGGTGAACACGTAACTATCAACCCCACCCAACTGGTTCTCAAAATGAACCTCGGTAAAGTCGTATCGAGGGCACTCATCGGTTAACCGTACAACGTATTCAATAGTTGCTTGGTTAATTCCTTCATCTTGAAATCCAGCAACAGTATAGTAACCCGTGCCGAGGATATTAGGCGAAACAGGGAAATCAACATCACCACTTTGAGAATCACTTGTTAAAGTTGAACTTAAATTGCGCACATCAAAAGGCATGAATGGAACGGCAATCATATTGAACTCGTTTTCCTCGGTCGATGCGTGTGACGTGTGATTGATCGTTGGCAGGTAATACTCACGAATCAACGCATTCTCGGAATCGTAATATTGGTATCTTATGTAATCAATGTTTGGGTCAAGTTCTTTACTGCAAAGGAAATAAAGATTTCCGCTTTGATTGTACGTTACCGAAGCAACTGCCTTGGTTGATTGTGGGCGGTTGGTTAATGGTAATTTAAAATCTACCGCATCACTATCTATCCAATAATTAGTTTTGAAGTATGGAAATTGCGCAAAGTCAAAAACAGTCCAAGCCCCGTTGTAAATGATAGCCGTTTCCGCATCGGTTGGAGCAGAACTTCCACCCGTGTACTCTTCATCAAATTCAACGTCGAACTCAATGTATTGAGTAGGGCATCCAAAACTTTCGGAAGCTACAATACTACCATCTGCAATTCGTGGGGTAACTTCAAAGTAACCTCGCACGATTTCCTGAAAGTTGAACCTTCCACGGTTGCTATTTGTCACGCTCGGTACAGTTTTCAATTTCGCCACCAAGTTTCCATTTATCGAAACATTTGCAACGTATCGAAAGTTAGGCTCGGTTTTATTATCACTATCAACCACGTACACCAACGGATTTCCGGCAGGTGAATACCTTGGTTCAGCTACTTGGGTTATTATTGTTATTGCCATATCATTTAAAAATAACTGCGGTCATCGCTTGGGCGGTAAATTCTGCAACCCTTTGCGCTAAATCATTTAATCTATTTTCGGTGAGCGTTGGTTGAACGAATGGGTGAGCATACGTTCCCTTTTTGTAAATGCTTCGACGTACACGTGAAGCCAAAGAATAAACGTCTTTTTGACCGCTCGCCATAGCTTTGAATTGTACCCACTTTACCATATCCTCAAACCTTGGGTATTCCTTAACGGTAAATGGTGAATTAGGTGCTTTGGTACCACTTTCCGTTCCACGTTGCCCATACTCCAACGTCTTCCAGTACGCAGGTGCTTCGATTTCAACTTCGTAACCTTTGCCAAACCTTTTGATCGGTGCAACGATTAATGACTGTTGTAAGTTACCCGTCGCACGGCTTTTGTTTGCATCAATCTGCTTTCTGAAAAGTTCGATTTGCTCATTACACCAATCAACGATTTCCTTTTCAACACCTTCAAAAGCTTGGTCAACGTCGTTAGTTCCAAACCCACCAACCGCAGGATTGAACGCACCACTCACATCGTTAAACTCGATAAATGCCATACTTATTAAATGGGAAATCCTAAAAAGTTACCCATTCGCTCGACGCTTTATTTCAAAGGCTTCATGCTTGCTTTTCTCAACTTGGTAACTTGCATAGTTAAGAAACTCCATCGCAGGAAGTTCAAATACATCATTCCATTTTAGAACATCGCTATTCGCTAACCTATCAATTACGACAATCCATCCGTAACGTTCTGTGAATCCTGTTCCAATGTCAGGCCTTCCATCTCCTCCTTCAACGTCTGAATTTCCTTGTCCAAATAGGTTGGTAAATCTTCTAGCAACCTCACCCAACTGGCCAAAAAAAAAGCGGACAATCCCAATGCTTCAATCGCTAACATCTTTTCCTTCACCAACGTCGCACGCTTTGCATGATCTTTACCGTTGTATTTTTTAGGTAACCAACCAAACTTCGTTTCACGCAATAACGATGCAACGCACAAATGCAAGTTCTTTACACCGTCCTCTTTCGTCTTATTCCACTCGCTTATTTCCACGAATTGAGCGGTGTTGATTTCATCAAAGAATCGGGTAACGTAGTAACGCTTGCCGTCAATCTTTACGAATGATTTGAACGGTTTAAACGGCTCTTTCTCCAACTGCTTTGCAATGGCTTCGTATCGCTTGCGTAAGTCAATCAATGGGTAATTATCTACCTCATCGAAACCGTTACCCTCCACGATTGCTACAACCGAGCGCATATACTCCCACCCTTCCAAGTGGTCAAGGTCAGCCAAAAGTTGGTATTGACCAACGGTTAATTTTTTCCAAATATTATTGTATTGCATATTTTCCTCTATTCTTTTCTGCTAATTTATTTAACGCCAAATATCTTAAAGCATCCATGCCGTGATTGAATGAATCGATGGGTACGTTGGTTGCGTTCCCGTCCTTTTCCTTCCATTTGTAAGCGTTTAATTCTTTGAGTAAGTTAGTTGATCTATTCGTTACGTTAAGCCTGAATCGCTTTAAAATATCTATCCCGTTCAAGATACTATCTTTCCCCTTGTTTGCACCTTCAATGCGCCAACCCATGCGACGGATTTCTTCAATACTTTTCGGTTCTGCTGAATCCGCCACAATGGTAACGCTTCTATCTATACCCGATTGGGTAAAGAATAAACTTATATCCTGATTCGTGTACCCTTTATGGTACATTACTTCGTCAATGATTAACTCACCATTGTAACGGTAAACACCAACAACTGCGGTAGGGTCGTTGGTAAATCCGAAGTCCATGCCGTACCCAATCAACTGCGCATCGCTTGGAATCGTTCCAATCGTGCCCCAATTTCGGTAAATCAATCCCTCGATTTTACCAGTCATCCCACGGGCGTACACCTTCCACAACTCTTCATCCTCGCTTCTAATCGCTTCAATCTTCTTACGAATAATATCGGGTAAAAATGGGTTGTGGCGGTGGTCGGAAATTATCAACTCCACGCCTTCCTTACCTATCAATTTATCATGCACCCAAAAGCGAGCGTTCGGGTTGTAGTCAATAAACACTTGCTTCTTGGTTCGCATGGCTAACTCGGAATAGATTTCGTAGCTAACACCGTTCGCTTCATTCAAAAAGAAATAGTCACGTTTACCGCTCTTTGCATCCTGCGAATCTTGGTAGCTTTTAAACTCTATAATTGAACCGTTGTGAAACGTGTAAATACGGTCACTCGCATTGTACCCTTTAATCCAACTTTGAATATCAGGCGAACTTGCTACAATGGTTTGCATATCACGAAGCGCACCGCTTTTGAGGTTAGGCACGTCTTGACCTACAACGCTAATCACTTGGTCACTTTCAGCAATCGCTTTTAAGCATAGCACTTGTAATATCGAGTAAGTTTTACCCGAACTAGTACCGCCTTGGTTAACGATTACCTCGGCAGTTGAATTGTAGTTGCGATCGAATATGACAGACGTTTGAAACATCAATCGAGAATAATTGCATCCTCACTATTTGAAAGGTCAATAGGACTTGAAATGGTGGCCACGTGGATTTCTGCTTTCGGCATCGATATTGTGCTATCAATAGTTTCCTTTGGCTTTCCGTACACACGGTCGAAAAGAACTTCCATAAGGTGAATTGAACCACGGCTCAAATCACGCTCCATCTTTTTGCTAATCATCTTCAACCAAAAAGGTACATCGTCACGTTCGCCTAATTCACTGATTTGTCGCTCGGTCATGCAAAGCATAGCCATAATCATTTCGTTGGCTTGGCTGCTCGATAGCTGAACATTGAACTCTTCAATGAATAGGTCCTTGATTACGTTACGCAAAGCCTTCGGCCTTCCATTCCGATTGATGTTTTCGGGGTGACTTCCAAATCCATGAGGACTTTTACCTTTCAAATGTTCTCCGCTTGGCATCAGATTTCTATTTTATTAACGATCTCTTTTAGCTTCTGCATACACATAAGCTTCAACTCGTAATCGGTAGCACCGCCCACGCTCACATGATCGGCCGTTTCGGCTATATCCATCAATAAGTGCGCAATGGTTGCGTACAATTCAACCGCTCCGATAGCCTGTTCGATTACGTCGTTTTCTTTTGTCGTGGTCATTTCTCAATCTCCTTCAACTTCGCTTCACTCCAACGTAACCCAGCTAATCCACCCCAAAGAAGGTAACTGATATAACCGCAATCGGTAGGCTTCCCCGTTTCGTAATACGTTTTTGCACGGCTCAAATACGAGTACATTCGCTTAATCGTTGATACACTTAAAGGTTCACCATCACGCAACTGCGTTGCACGAATTTTGCCCACCTGCGTTGCGCACTGATTACCGTTCTTTTCGTTCAGTTCAATACCTCGCTTTGCGTTGTTCTTCACCGCTTCGGGGTAGTCGGAATGGCTTTCGAACTTTGCGTAACTTTCCTTTCGGCTCAAAGCGTTACAAACGGCTAACCGTTGGATTGGGTCTTCGTACTCCGTCTTCATGACTGTGTTAATCATGCAACGGTCTAGGAAATCACTTTTGCTTTCGTCTTGGTTTCTTTTTGGTAGTGGCATCGGTTGTTTGTTTAGTGTTCACAATTTCGGTCGGTTCACTTTCCGTGAACGTTTCTTGAATAAGTTGCTCATGGATTGCTTTATGCCGTCTATCAAGTTCAGCGTCGTAATGGTTCATGATAGTCGAGAATGCGTTAACGGTACAGGCTTGGCATCCACCGGTCCAACGCTTACCCATTACCTCGCTCCATACACCACCCATGATTGCGACCTGCTCTGCACTCAGGCGCAAAGTCTTTTCATTTTGAAACTGAACCCATTTAGGGTAAAGTGGTTCTAACCGCTTCAACTGTTCGTCGGTCATTTTGTTAGCTATTTTCATA